CGGTATTATCGTTATGATACTATTAAGTTATAGGCAATAGTGGGATTATACCTTAATCATATATACTTAAAGGATACTAAAATGGATAAATCAACTTTCTCAATTAGTGAGCTTAAAACGATAGAAAATATCAATAAATTAGTAATGATGAATACAAGTATGTCAATGTATATAAAAGATACTATTTCAAATTCTGCTGTAACATGGCCGCTTGTAACACGTAACGCAGCGTAATGGGGGTTGAAATGAATAAAATAAAAGAAGGTACAGAAGTCAATAGCTTAATAGATTTTAAAATCTTAAATCCTTGTTTGGGGACTATATTTAAAACTACAAATCAATTCCTACAATACTTTGTTAGTAGAAATAACGATTATATGAAGTGTGTTAATATAATAGATGATCCCTTGGACGCTTCCGAGCTTACGCAGGATTATATGCCAAATTTTGAAACGAGTATAGCCACAGTCACAATAGCCGCAGTGAAATGGCCATTAACAGTAAGTAGCCTTGAAACATTCGCTAAATCAATAGCAGACGATGTAAGATTGACAAAACAAATGAATGTAGATTGTTTCAATAATAGCCCTATGAGGGCGTTAATACAGTGTTTCAATAATAGCCCTATGAGGGCGTTAATACAGTGTTTCAATAATAGCCCTATGAGGGCGTTAATACAGAGCAAAAAAGATAATACAGCCTAGCATAATAGGCATAAAAGGGGTTAAGGACTCGTATAATGAATACTATAAAATGCCCTACGTGCGAAGGTGACGGAATACAACGATGCGACCACTATAATCATTATTATTTAAACAGGCGCGCTAGGGGGTTTACTGAGGTTAGCTGCGTAAAATGCGGAGACGATGAAAAGAATAGGATAAAAGACGGCGATAAATGGGCTAAATGTACAATTTGTGAAGGTAACGGAATAATTGATGAAAACGAATTGTATCCTTTTTGAAAGAACACTTAATATATGCCTGATTGTATTTATTTCAGTCATGTTAGCTTATATATGCCTTGCGTATAAGTATTTGAATATAGCCGATAAAATACACGTTGATTATTCGGGGGATCAATTAAGCAATTATAAACCGTTAATTATTGCTAAACATTTTCCGGGAGGAGACGATGAGTAACAAGCTTTTTCATAGAATACTGGATTGTGTAGCCATACTTTTAGTCATTACGTTTGTGGCAGCCTATTATTGTTTTAAATAGAGGGGATTGCGAATGCAAATAGGGGAATATAATGATTAAAATAGTTCTTATGATCATAACTATAGTAAGTGCGCAAGGGAATGCTGTAACAACAATTAGAACCTCTAAAAAAACTTGTGAAAGAGTTAAAGAAACACTGGAAATTAGGATTACTGGAAATACAAGATTCAAAGATGGACGATATTATATAGATTGTATAACGTATAATAGGTGAGATTTAGAATGGAAGTAACGGAAAAAATGTTGCGTTCCGAAGATAAAAAGGAAGTAACCGAGGCTATGGCTAAATGCCAACGCAAATTTGATGAAGTATGCGAGGGTAACTCTTGCAAGAATGGCGGGCGTTGTTTTAATACTCCTTTTAGCAATATACTTCGGGATTATAAGGATAGCTTTAAAAAGCTAGCATTTAAGTTTGATGATTTTGCCGGCATTTTTGATAAACGTATAGACGCCCTCGAAGCAACGATCCACACCATTAGGGAACTAGCTGAAACACATAATCGAATATTCACAAAGGCTGCGAACGCCTACGAACATCAAGGAAAACAAATAGAAGCCTTAGACAATCAAATACTCGATCTAAAAGAAGACGTTAGCGACCTAGAAAACGAAGTGACAAAGCTTAATCAGTTTTTAGTCCTCTAATAAAGTATATAATTTTTAAATTCAGTCGGTCACATTCTGTCACCGACTCAATCACAAACTAAATTCTTTTCCTTAACAATCCCATATAAGAATGCTATCCTTTAAATAGAAAAGTTCTTTTCAGTTCTTTTTTAATTTAACTCTATAAAGGAAACAAGATGGGCGATTATAAATTTTCACTTAATGACAAAATCAAACTAGCTATGACTGAGGAAAAAGGTAAAGTAATAGGTAGGGCTGAATATGTCGAAACTACACAAATTTATTATGTCAGGTATATAGCCGGTGACGGTAGGCAATGTACGGAATGGTTTAATGGCGAAGCACTAGAAAAACTAGCTGCTTAATCTTATATTATATATTTTAATAGATCCTAGATACACAATTGCTTTGTTAGGGTTGGCAACTCTATTTTGTTTAATAATGATGATAATGATGATTAATTGAGTATGAATAAATCAAAGAAAAAACTGGAATTAAGCGATAAGCAAAAACAATTTTGTTTAGAATATATTAAAGATTATAACGGAGCACAGGCAGCTATACGGGCTGGTTATTCAAAGAAAACGGCTAAAGAACAAGCTACTAGACTGTTAACCAAAGATCACGTTTCAGAGTATCTTAATGAATTAAAAGACGAAATCAAAGAACAAACACTTTTAAGCATAAAGCACTTAGACGAAAGTATTTTGTTGATGGTTAAGAAAGCAAAAGACGTACCGGTTTATGATGATGACGGAAAACTTTTACCCGTAACCGCAATGAATTTTCAAGGAATGGGGAAGGCGTTAGAACTTTACGGAAAAAGATTGTGCGCTTATATGGATAAAATCAACCATAGTAGCAAGGACGGCACGTTAAAGCCTGTTATATACATACCGGATAACGGAAGGGATAAAAAGAACAATGAAACAAAATGAATGGCAACCGATAGAAACCGCGCCCAAAGATGGAACGTGGGTACTTTTATTGTTTGAAGATGAATACGATCAATTTAGCCCCCTATTTCAAATATACGAGGGCTTTCATTCGTTAAGGGCTTGGCGTACCCGTGACCATGTAAGGGGGAAGCCTACTTGCTGGATGCCGTTAAAACTACCGCTACATATTTATGGAGAGGATAAAAAAGAATGATAGAAAAATGTATAGTAAAAAAAGGCTGGCAATGCATCGAAGATTGGCAACCGATGGATACACCGCCCAAAGACGAAACACTTGTTTTATTGTACGTTCCTCGTGCAAGAATACATTGTTATGTTGTCGGTTTAAAATCTAAAAATAGTAAATATTGGCACGATAGAAATCACAGACACATAATCCCTACAAAATGGATGCCTATATTACCACCAAAAGAATAAATCTTTATGTTACAGATTGGCCCACAACCAGGGAGGCAAGAGGACTTTTTATCAACGGGAGCCGATATAGCGTTGTATGGCGGTGCAGCCGGTGGTGGAAAATCCTACGGTTTATTATTAGAAATGTTACGTAATATAGATAATCCCGACTATGGTGCGGTTATTTTTAGACGTAATACTACGCATATTATCGCAGAGGGTGGTTTATGGGATGAGTCCGAAAAATTATATTATCTATTGGATGCAAAGCCACGCGACAAAAAAACATGGACATTCCCCGCCGGTAGCAAAATCACATTAACCCATCTTGAATATGAAAAAACCGTTTATAATTGGCAGGGTGCGCAAATCGTTGTGATCGGGTTTGACGAATTAACCCATTTTACTAAAAAACAATTCTTCTACATGTTAAGCCGTAATCGTACAACATGCGGTATAAAACCTTATATAAGAGCCACATGCAACCCCGACTCTGATAGCTGGGTAGCGGAATTCATAGCGTGGTGGATAGACCAAGATACGGGTTATGCAATTGAAGAAAGAGGGGGTGTAATACGTTACTTTATCCGGTCGGGCGATGCGATCGTATGGGGTTCTACAAAACAAGAATTATTAGATAATTATCCTAACTTCCAAGCTATTGATATAAAGTCTTTTACGTTTATCCCTTCCAAACTACAGGATAATAAGATATTGATGGAGAAAGACCCCTCCTATAGGGCTAATTTATTAGCACAGGATAGGGTAGAAAGAGAAAGATTATTATATGGCAACTGGAAAATAAGACCAGCGTCCGGTTTATACTTTAAGCGTGAATTTTTTGATATAGTTGATACAGTACCTAGTAATAGTCGTATGGTTAGATACTGGGATTTAGCAGCAACGGAAAAGACGGCAAATAACAACCCCGACTGGACGGTCGGCGTTAAAATGGCGAAAGATTCGGACGATCATTATTATATTGCTGACGTTATTAGAATGCAAAGATCCCCTCTTGCTGTAGAAAAGGCGGTACATAACACAGCGACACAGGACGGTAAAACGACTATGATAGGAATATCACAAGACCCCGGGCAAGCCGGAAAGACGCAAGCAAGTCAATTTATAAGAAAACTTGCCGGCTACGTTGTTAGAACACCAAGGGAAACGGGCGACAAGGTTACGCGCGCTTCCGCTTTTTCCGCGCAATGTGAGGGGGGCAATGTTTCGCTAGTTAGAGGGTTATGGAATGATGATTATTTGAATGAATTGGAAAGTTTCCCGCCGGAAAGCTCTGCCGCGCATGATGATCAAGTAGACGCCAGTAGTGGCGGTTTTAATTTCTTGACAGTAGATCCATTAATACCACGTATCAGGTCATTATAGTTATGTTTGAATGGTTTAAAAAAAGAAAAAAACGAGAAGAAAAAACCTCAATAAGTACGCGTACTTTAGTATTCGGAGCTGCACAGGCTAATTTCAATACGCGTCAATATAGCGTCTTTGCAAAAGAGGGCTACCAGCAAAACGTAATAGTCTTTGATGCAATCAATCAAATTGCAAAGGGTATAGCGTCAATAGATTTTAAAGTTATTGAAGGTAAAGGCAAAAATAAACGGCAAGTAAACGATACCCATCCGCTTGTACAATTACTAGCAAAGCCGAACCCTTGGCAAGCCGGGGCAGAGTTCTTTGAAAGTGTAATTTCGTTTTATTTAATTGCGGGCAATACCTACATAGAAAAATCTTATCCATTCGTGGGAAACGAGGAAACAATACCGCCCGATAATCGCGAACCTACATGGTTATATAGTTTACGCCCCGAATTAATGTTGATTAAAACAAGTGGAAACGGGCGTATTGATTCGTATGATTTTGGTCATACTAAAAAGGTAAGTTATCTTGTAGACGAGAATTTTAAAAGTAACATTATACACATGAAATCATTTCACCCGTTAAATAATTTTTATGGGTTGTCACCTATGGAAGCGGCTGCGTTTTCCATAGACCAGCACAACGAAGCCGGTAAATGGAATCAAGCATTGTTACAGAATGGATCTAGACCAAGCGGAGCTTTAATAGTAAAAGGCGATAATAATAACCCGCGTACATTAAGCGATGACGAATATACTAGAATAAAAAAAGAATTAGAAGAAAAACGCTCAGGTGCAGAAAATGCAGGTAGGCCGCTTTTATTAGAGGGTGGGCTTGAATGGATCGAAATGGGGTTAAGTCCGAAAGATATGGATTTTCTGGAAGCTAAGAATTCATCCGCGCGCGACATTGCAAAGGCTTTCGGTGTACCCCCGATATTGTTAGGATTGTCAGGAGATAGTAAGTTTAGAAATTTAGAAGCAGCGCAAGAAGCCCTCTGGGAAAATACTATTTTACCCCTAGCCGATAATTTGCTGGATAATCTCAATCAACATCTAAGTCCTTTGTATGGTGATGATATATCAATTGCTTTTGATATAGATTCTATACAAGCACTCGCACCAAGGCGCGCACGAAAAGCAGAAGCATTAAATGAATTGGATTATTTTACTAATAATGAAAAAAGAGAAGCGATGGGAAAAGAACCATTAGCTGACGAGGATAAATTACCCGAACCAAGACAAGTCCCTGTCAACGCAAGATCAACCCC